AACTTCGAAGTGCTCTTCGTCGGTGAGTTCAAGCGCCTCGCGATGTTCGCCGTAGGTTGCTCCAAAGGAGTGCACCGTGTCATAGGGAGCATCGCGTTGCGAATCGGAGAGCTCTTGCGACAGATCTCGTTTGGTAAGTTTGACGGCATCAATCCGAGCCAAGTCGTAACCGAAACGTTTCTCTTCGGGCTGCCGAGTGATCAAGTCAATAATCAGCTTGGCCACATCCGGCTAGCCGTTGTGGTTCTGTCCGATTTCAGCGATCAGGTAGGTGTGCTTCATGCTTTGCTGTTGGCAGCGATTTCGGCCGTCATGGAGGCAATCAACTGCGGGCACTGTTTTGCTGTCGAGATCAATTGAGCCGCCTGGAAGCGGTGACCGAAGTCTGAATGAACGAGCTGATAGAGTTGTTGGCTGGTTGTGAAGTCGGCTTCCGTGTCTACCGTCAGTCGCAGTTCCGGCATGGACGAGACTTCCGTTGGAACGGGCAGCCATTGGCACTGATAGTGGTCACGATTGTCCAATACGTGGGACGTAAGATGTTCCCGGTGTCTGGGCGAAGTGGCTGTCGGCTCTTCCGACTACAACGCGGTCAAGCCGCTTGTGGACGGCGAAGTCTCGAAGTTCATGGGCTTTATGTTCGTGCCTTACGAAGACAACGGCGTGTCCACGAACGGTAAAGGCATCCCGACGACTTCTGTCGCGGGTCCGGCCACCATCCGCGACTGCCCCGTGTGGGTGCCCGACGGCCACCACTTCGGTGCGTGGGACGGCTTGTCCATCGTGATCTCGCCGCGTCCTGACAAGAACAACATCAAGCAGGCCCACGCCACCTTCACCGCAGGCGCAACGCGTCTCGAAGAAGGCAAGGTGCTCAAGCTGCAATGTGTTGAGACGGGCACTCCGTCCTAATGAGATAGCGGCACGCCATGTCGGCGTGCCGTAACCCCGCCTCGGTGCTTCCCGCCGGGGCCACAACGCCAAATGGAGGCAACCGCCATGGAACATGGTAAAGACATCGGCTCTGCACAGATCGCAACCGACTATCGCAAACACCCCATCGACGATCACGGCAAGCTGCGCTATGCGTACGCGAAGGTGACAGCCGACGGAGCCTTGGCCGCAGACGGCACTATGGCTCTGTTCTATCTGCCGCCCGGTCGCAAGCGCATCCTGCCGCATCTTTCGCGCATCACGACGTCTGCTTTCGGAGCGGGACGTACACTTGATCTGGGCCACGCAGCTTACACCAAGGCCGCGCCGTCCACTCAGGAAGCGGAAGACGTGGACGCGTTGATCGACGGTCTCGACGTGTCCAGCGCCGTTACCGCAGACGCGGTGGGTACGAACTTGAAGTTCGACATGTATTCGACAGATGAAGTGCTAGTCTTCGCAACGGTTCTGGGCGGCACTATGCCGGACGCGGGCACTGTCGAAGTTCTGCTTGCGTATCTGTACGAGTAATAAACAGGAGACGATGCGATGTTCACGCAGGTTCAGATAGTCAATATCGGTCTGTCAAAGATCGCGTCGTCTCGCATATCTCGGCTTGACCCGCCGCAGAGTTCGTTAGAGCGGTTCATAGCCGCGAGCTACGATCACTGGAAGCGGTCGGAGCTTACAAAGCGCCGTTGGGTCTTTGCGACCGAAGACGATTACACCTTAGCCAAGGTAGGCGATCCTAATTCTACGCCTGCCATCGAACGCACGGACGGGCGCAACTACAAGTATTCCCTTCCGGTTGAATGTTTGCGTCCGGTACGCGGTAAGCGCACCGAGTGGAAACAGAGCCGTCGCTTTATATACAGCGCGCACGACAATCTCAAAATAACGTACATAGCAAACGTAGATGAAAGCGAGTTCGATCCGCTGTTCGTGGAAGTGTTCGCGGCTCGCATTGCTCTTGAAAGCGTAGAGTACGTTACTCAATCCAACACAAAGAAAGCGGATACAAAGTCTCTATACGACATAGCTGTCACCGAAGCAGCGAAAGCGAACGCCTTTATCATAGGCCCCGAAGATGTTGTAGCTGACGACGAGGACTTCCCGTTTTTGACATCAAGGTACTGATATGCCCAAAGCGTCGCCTATGATCCGCTCGTTTAACGCGGGCGAATTTTCCGAACTGCTAGAAGGGCGTGTCGATCTCGACCGATACCCGTCATCCCTTCGCAAGCTCAAGAACTACATAGCCGCACCTCAAGGCCCTGCGATCTGCCGATCTGGTACCGCCTTTGTGTCGCCCGTCGCGAACGAGACGGAGTTTAGCGCGCTGCTCCCGTTCGTGTTCTCGAACGAACAGGCGAACGTCCTTGAGTTTGCATCGGATCGTATTCGGTTCTTCAATGAAGACGGAATACAGGTTTACACCGCAGTCAGTGCTACGGTTACGTCAGCGGCAGGCGCGGCAATTGTCATAGACGCCGCAGAACTAGACGCTCCTGTAGGCGATCAAGTGGTTCTGTCCGGGTTTCCCGCATCGTACAATTTGAACGGCGAGATAGCGAACGTGGTCTCTAAAGTCGGTGACGTTCACACGTTGGACATAAACTACCCTAACGAAACGGTAGTCAGTGGAAGCGCCGCGCGTGTCTATCACGTTGACTGCACGTACACAGAAGCGCAAAGAAAGGCGATAAGATATGTGCAATCTGTGGACGTCATGTACTTGCTGTCGCTCTCGGCCAGACCTAAAAAGCTGTCACGATACGGAACGTACGACTGGCGGCTAGAAGACGTAGAGTTTGTAGACGGTCCTTACCTACCTGTCAACGACACCTCAACCAAACTTACCCCTTCGGCCACCGGCAACGCGCTGCCTAACATGACGTCGAACACGGCCCCTAGCGGTACGTGTGGCGGTAGCGGCAACCGCCCTTCCGTTGCAGGGACAAAGAGTTCTCCGGTCGAGTTCATAGGGCGAGACATAACTTACGATCTTGACGCCAGCGAGTTCTACTACGCGTTTGACGACGGTGATGACACGTATTGGGCGGGAGACACCGAACAAGAAGGTATCGTGCAGTACACTCCTGCGTCCGCGTTTGTATGCGACGGTTACACTATATACGCTGCGAAAGACAACCAAGACACGTCTTATACGGCTAAAGACTACGCACCCTCTACATTCACATTCGAAGGGTACGATGGTTCGTCGTGGACAGTTCTCGACGAGCAAGAAGACTACGTTCTGTATGACGGCAGCAAGTCGGTGTTTTTCGAGGTAGACAACGAAACGTCGTATCAAGCCTACCGTTTGAACATAACAAAGCTAACGCGCAACGGGCTTATAGAGCCTCGCGTTCGCCGTCTTGTGATGCGAGAAAAAGATCAAGCAACGTTCACGCTGACGGCAAGCGCAGTCACAGGTATTAACGGAGACGACGGGTTTCAAAGCACCGACGTAGGACGCCTTGTAAGGCTCAAGGGGAGTGACACGGCGTGGAGGTCTTGCGAGATAACCGCAGTCAACAGCACGACACAAGTCGCGGTTAAGCTTCTAGGCGAACCTTTGCTCGACACCAAAGCGGTCAAACAGTGGCGTCTCGGTTACTGGTCTGACACGACCGGGTGGCCCGCGACAGGAGACTTCTTCGAAGACCGCTTTTGGCTGGCAGGGTCCGAAGAACACCCTGACATGTTTGCTGGGTCAGTGACCGGAGCGTACGAGACGTTTAGTCAGACAGACACGTTTGGCGTCGTGCTGGATGACAGTGCAATCGTAGGGCAACTTAACTCTCGAAGACTGTCCCGGATACGCTGGCTGTCCTCCGACGTCCGTGGCCTGTTGGTTGGCACCGGATCGGAAGAATACACGCTGTCCTCCCCGTCGAACGAAGCGGTGACAGCGCGTAACTTGAAAGCGCGTCCTGCTACCCGGCGGGGGAGCGCGGATGTCGAGCCGGTTCGCATAGACAACCAAGTGCTGTACGTGCAGCGGAGCGGCAGGGCGATACGAGAGTTCGCGTTCGTGTTCGAAGCAGACGGATACCGATCTCCGTCTATGTCACAGTTGGCGAGCCATCTGGGTGCCAAGCCGTTCGTCGAGATGGACTACGCCGCCGAACCTCATAGCCTCGTATGGGTGCGCCGTAGCGACGGCACGCTGGTGGGGTTGACCTATAACCGGGACGAGAACGTCGTGGGGTGGCACCAACACGATTTAGCGGGGGCGGAGATTGAAACGCTAACCGTAGTACCGCAGCAAGACCAACTGCAAGACGCGTTGTGGGTGGTGGCTAAACGACAAGTCAACGGTCAAACACGACGGTACGTCGAGCGACTGACGAGGTTCTGGGATTTTGACACCGATTTAGCTGACGCGCACTTTGTGGATAGCGGTCTTCGGTACACCGGGTCGGTCACCGACGAGGTGAACGGGCTGCAACACCTGGAGGGCTTAAAGGTGTACGGTCTCGCTGACGCACGTCCGGTAGGACCGTTCACGGTTACTGACGGCAAAGTGACGTTGCCTTACGAAGCGCAGAACATAGTCATGGGGTTAGGGTACGACAGTGAAGGCGTGCTTCCGCGCCTCGAAAATGGAGCGGCAGACGGGACCGCGCAGGGTAAGGTCAAACGCGTACACAGTCTCGTAGTCGGTCTGTGGAACAGCTTCAACGGCGAAATAGGGGTGTACAACGAACAAGAAGAAGACTTCGTGTACGAACCGTTAGAGTACCCCGGACGTTTTGACGAGTTCGAAGACGTAGAGTTGTACACTGGAAATATAGGACCGTTCCGCCCTGCGCCGGGGTACGACATGAACGGACTTATCGCATTCCGTCGGCCTAAGTCCAGTCCACTCCCGTTCAACATCGTGGCCATAATGCCGCAAATGCATACGCAGGACCGATGATAGAGTTCAAACCTTTCCGTGCGGGGCACTTGCAGTTCTTTAAGCCCCAGACCGCGCAGCGCAGTGAGTATACGGCTATAGTGCGATCTGGGGAAGCGTCGGCACTAGAAGGGCCTATGTCACTGTCGGGGTGGGTGGGCAGTGTATGCGTCGGAGCCGCAGGTTTGATACATGTCAGGCCGCACCGTGCCGTTGCGTGGATGATCTTGTCACAAGACGCTGCCGAGTATATGCTGCCCATAGTCAAGAAGATACGACGGGTAGCCAAGGCGGCTCCGTATAAACGGATCGAGTTGACCGTCGCGGAAGGGTTCGTTGAAGGAGAGCGGTTTGCTAGGCTTCTAGGAGCGGTCTGCGAAACTCCCGAACCCATGAGGTACTTCGGGGCAAACGAGAGACACGAGCGGATGTTCGCGCTCATAAAGGAGGTCTGATATGGCGTTCGTCGCACCCCTCGTAGCTGCGATCCCGGCAGGTCTGGGCACGGCGCTGTCCATCGGCGGCACGGTCTTAGGCGCGGTCGGTGCGATCTCATCGGCGAACGCGCAGGCCAGTGCCGCGCGGTACAACGCTCAAGTTGCGGAGCGGGACGCGGTGGTTGCGGACCAAAACCGCCATCTCGCCATAGAACAGTCTCGCATTGACGCAGAAGACAAGCGCCGTGACAACCGCCGGATCATGGCGTCTATACGTACGCAGTACGGCGCGAGCGGACTATCGCTGGCGGGGTCGCCACTCGACGTTCTCGAAGATACCGCTGTTGAGCAGGAACTTGACGCACAGCGTATCGAGTTCGAAGGGCGTGCCCGTGGCCGAGCACCGCGAC